TCGCACCCTCGCGTATAAATCGTTATCCACACCATCGGCTGAGAACGCACGCATGCGGCCCTCAAACTCGAAACCCAGCAAGCGAATCATGCGATGCGCCTGCTCAAAATCAGACTGCACAGCGGCCTCAATACGACGCCACGGTGCCTGCTTTAAAAAACCATCCACAGCACGGATGAAACCAAAGAAGTGACGACCAGCATCAGCCGAGATCATGGACCACGCATAGGCTCGGTTCTCCCACATCTCAAGGCACCCAGCACAAGCAATCACCCTGCTGTCAGCGAGCACGGCAAACGCGTAGTCAGTGTTGGCCAAAGACTCGGCGTACTCCTCGCTCGCGATTGTCGTCGAAAGTCCCGCCTGCATCGGCTGCAAACGCAACTCGCGCAGGTGGTGGGGCTTCATCTTCACAATCTGAATCATCGCGAATCCTGCGTGACAACTTGCGGGTAGATGGCTACCAGCGTGCATGGCGTGGGCTGATCAACCATGACGTAGATTTGTGCCTCGGTCTCGTAGCCAGAAGGCCACGCCACCAGCTTGTCACCAGTGAACAACGGTGGCGCAACGGTCATGGCATCACCAGGCACACGGAACTCAACCAATTGCGTGTTGTTTGCATTTGGCCCAACCTTGATGGTGCCAGACATGAGCAAACGGAAAGCAACCTTGTGCATGCGCTTGGTCTTGCCCTGCGACGTGCCATCAGAGCCACCTGCCTCAATGCGAACCGTCTTTAACTTGGCTGGGCACGGCAGGCCAACTTGCACCTTTGTTGCGGACACCTGCAATTCGATAGCGCCAGAAGTAACGACCACCTGCGGGTGCGTCGCTCCATCGGCCAGTACGTCAACAGTTGCGCCCTCAAGATGGGACAGGCCTGTAATTGTGGTCGCCGCCACGCCTGAGTACGTGAGGCCTGAATCAACATAAAACGAGTCCTTCTGGTCACCGGTGTAGCTGATTGGGTTTTCAAGATACTCGATGTAGCGCTTGGTCGAGCCATTGATCGTGCGCAACACGCTCATCCATGTCTGGTCGCCAGTGCCGTCAGGTCGTGGGATGACAGCCACAGATTCGACCTTACCATTGCCACCAAGCTGGTGCCGGTGCCAGCCCTTGACCTGCTCCTCGTTGTTCCATGTGAAGCCTAACAGCAAGCCGTCAGAGCGCACACACCACACAACAGAATTGGGGTCGCTGGCATAGTCCATGTCGATGACACCGCCAGCCGTGATGTGCTCAGAAATCGTTGTGACGTCCTGAGCCTTTAAAGCCGAGTCCACAGAATCAAACGTGAACTCGCGCAGCTTTAAGCCAGCACGCATCACGAGCAACGACGAGCTACCAGAGGAAACGGGCTGCATTGCGCGAACGCCAAAGCGAGACTGCAAAACAGCCTGCACGTTGTCTGGGCCGATCGGGTCGCCGTTTGAAAGCTCGCCCACAGCAAACTCACCACCAGCGGTACCGGCAATGAGCTGCTTGTCAGGGTGTAGCCATTGAATGTCGTTTACCTCACCGCTGGCAACCTCGATGGACACAGCCATGTCGGTCGTCACTTCACCCGCGTCGTTTTGGCCAGAGAAGTCAGAAAATTCCGCAGAAACCGACATCCACACCCGCTGGTTTCGACCGAAGCAAAGACGCTCACGGAAGAACGCCACGGACGATGGCCAACCATCAACGGAAGACCATGCGCCATGTGACCAACGAGTACTCGCATTGCCTGAGCCAACGCAGCCGGACGGCAAGCGAGACAGCACAGTGGCCGACACTTGCGTGGCCGATGTGTAGCCGGTGATTTTTACCCAGCCAAAGCCTGCATCACGGAACGCCCACAAGATGCCAGGGTCGCCGTCGTATCGCTCGCCAGACGAGTGCACAGGCTTGACCGTGCCACCAGTGCCAGTGGTCATGGCCTCGTAGTACTTGCTATCGGACCGGCGACGCACGCCAGTTGCAGCGATAACCTTGTTCACCTCCCACGCTGGGATGGTGTCGGCGTTTTTCGATTCGATGTAGAACAACGAACCAACGTGGCCAGACTGGAAAATGGCAGACGAAGCCGTCACGGTGATGTTGCCGGTTTCAGCAGAGCCGTATACGGTCACGGTCTCGTCGGGATTGGTACCGATGAACGGGCCACCCTTGGCCTCAAACAAATCAAGCGTGAACGTGGTCGAGCTTGTGCGTTTCAACACGCGCGGCTGATACAACGGGTGCGTGATGTACAAGAAGTCGCCAGACTGAGCAAAGCGCAAACGACAAGTGCCGTCGGCGTTAAACAGGTTTGCTTGCGTGTAAGGCGTTGCCACCTCAACAGGAGAGCCGCCAGACACAAGCTGGCCGTTGTTTGTGTAGAACCGGATGTACTGGTCGCCAAACTCAATCACATAAGCCGTGTCAGCCGAGTACTCGAACGGGTGAAGGTGAACCTTGTTGGCCGCAGTCTTGACGGGTGCAACATAGCGAGTGCCGGCACGACGGATGGCCGGACCCTGCACCGTTGGAATCCAGTTCTCAACGAGCACGCAACCATTGGCATAACGCTCGAAGTCGATGCGGCCCTCAAGCAAAGGCGAGAACTCGCCCGAGTTGAAGTTGGTGATTGCTGGGGATGCCTTGCTCATAGGACCGTCACGCCAGAGCTGATGTTGATCAAGGTGCCGTCTATCACGGTACCAGAGTAAACGAGGCTGCTCTCACGCGAATCGAACCATGTGCCAGTTGGCAGCTCGTCCGGCTCTGTCTCAACAGCATCAAGGCGCACAGCCTCGGTCACGGCAAAGTTGTACTCCTCGCCAGCCATCTGACGCTTCTGCGTGGACTGAGTCAGCGTCTCGCAGCATTCAAGCGCCAGCTTGCAAGCAAACACTTCGACGAACAGCGGGTCGAGCAACGAGAACTCGGTGATCTTCTTGATGTAGCGGAACTTGAGAGGCGCAGGCAAATCGGTCAGGATTTCACCACCCTCAATGGTCCACGGCACGGTCTGCTTTGTGGCACGCACACGAATGTCGTTCACCTGCACCAAGGCAAGGTAGTCGGCAGGCAGCGTGTACGCGTATTGGTAGCCCCAAGCAGGAGCCGCAACCAACGCAGGCAGCGTGGTGCGAGCCACGGCAAACTTCCAACGATGACGACGCAGCTCGGCGTAGAACACCGTGTCGAACATTGAGTTAAGGGTGCGTGCCTCTTTGGTCTGGTCAGCCAGCGAGAGGATGCGGTCTGCGCCCAGCTTTGTGAGCGCACGGTTTGCGATTTCGACCTTTGATGCCATGGGCGGAACTCCTGAGTTGGCAGGATTTTCGCACCATTATTTGCTCAGGTCTAGCCTACACCTCCAAACCGCCAAGTTCTTGCACCGTCAGCAGCAGCGACGGCGTGGCAGGACGGGTCGGTCCAGTCTGCGCTGCGGTCGTTTGCAGCGTCACAGCGGCGTTGTCTGTAGTCCAGTGAATCTGCACCAGATCGCCAGCATTCAAAGGCAAGATGAAGTTTTGACTTGGCACAAGGCAACCAGGCGCACCGCCATGGCTGGCAGGTACCGAATACGAGAAATTGCTATTGGCAATGATTTCACCGTTCAACACACCCCACAAATCAAAACTGTGCGCTTGACTGTCCGAGTTTTGGATCTGCAACGAAAGCTGCAGCACGTACAAGCCAGCACGGTCAACCTGAATGCTTGAGCTGCTCACGATTGACACACCACGAGACAACGCGCTGTTGTTGAACGTCAGAGGCGTCGCGCCACCGTCCGTCTGGTCCTGCGTGCTGTAGAAGAAACCCAAGCGAGGCGCAAAGGCAAAGAACTGCTCGCTGCCATCTGGGTCTTTGAATCCGCACATGTCGCCGGTGTTCGAGTTATACAGGAACGGCGAGCAATGCTTCTGAAATGTTTTCATTTGATGCTCCAAGTAAAAAAGGCCCCGAAGGGCCTTCTTAGATTACGTCGCCAGTTGCGTCAGGCTCCGTGGATTTCTCCTCGGGTACCGTCTCTGC